CCGGGACGTGCATCTCGTCCCAGATCTGGTTAATGAGGTCTGGAAAATCGCGCCAATAGTCCCGATTGATCAGCATGTTGTCGCCGCTCACCGGATACTTCAGGTGGACGCCTTGATTGTTCACTTCGACACGCACCCGGCCTCTGATGTAGGTGCCGGGCTTCAGATGGCTGGCTCGGTACCGGACTTCCGCCGAGAGGCCGCGGGCCTGCGCCTCGTAGGCGTTCTGATAGACCGGCACCTCGAACGTATCGAACCAGCCCTCCGCCTGCTGCCGGGCGACATATTCCGGATCGCCTTCCTTGATTTCGTGTCGCGGCGCAATCGCCGCAATCCCCTGCGCCACGGCGGCCCCAATCACCTGCCCCAGATCCGTGAGGTCAATCTCTGGTTTCGGCATGTGTTTTATCCTCGCTCGGCGGCTTTGCGCCATTCCGCCTCGGTATCGATACCAAAGAGTTCGCGTTCCTCGTCGATGAGCGCCTGCACGTCAGGGGGGATCATCCGCGCCGGTATCCGTCCCCGCAGCACGTCAGCCGTCGTCAAGCGCGTGGCTGTGGAGAGCGCGTGCGCCCGTTGCAGATCTGCGCGATGACCGTCAAACCCGTAGACGTGCCGGTCGCGACACAAGCGCGAGGTCGGCGTGATGTACACCGCCACGCCGAGCGCGCGGGCAAACCCAATCCAATATTCCAGGCACGGGCGCTGTACCACGTATTCCGAGTGGTCTTCGTAATTCATGCCCCAGAGCCCGAGCGTCGTCGCGCCTCGAAACAAGGCGTACAGCACCATCCACGCGCCGGTCGAGGTCACGTATTCCACCTCCGTCGCGCCTCTCGCCTGCACCCAGGCGGCGATCTCGCGCCTCGGCAGGATCTGCGCCCGTGCAGGGATCGGATCCGCGTCCTGCACGAGCACGGGGGCCGCTCGGCCGATGCCCTGGAGCAGCCACGCCGGATAGTCGCCGTCCCAGGTCTTCGGTTCCGCCCGGACCTCCGGGCGATGCAGTTCGACCCAGAGATCCGGCTGCCGCTGGTCCGCCTCGGCGCCGCGGTGCATGCTCGCGTGCGCCCACACTTGCCACTCCGGATCGCCCCACGGCGCACGTGGCCACGAGAGCCCGCTGCCCACGAGCGCGACCCGGAGAGGCGATCGTGAGGCCCCGCGCCCTGTCGTCTCCATCTCGCTAGCTGGAGGGCACCGCGACCGCGTTCGCGATAAACGGCCGGTTCAGGAACACGCTCGCGATGATGTCGTCCGCAGACGACGGCTGTCCCGAGTACGCGAACGCTCCGAAGATATAGTCGCCAGCCGCCGCGCCCGCGGATGATCCCTGCGCCTGCACATACCCAGCTGTCGAGCCGACTTGCAACTGCCCTCCGCCCGACGTGATGGTTCCGTTACTGGACCCGAGTGAGAAGGTGACGTTGCCCACAATGGCATACCATCCGAATTGACTCGCGCCAATCGCCGCGGAGGCCACCGCCACGCGTCCGTTCGCACCGGTGGCCAACAGGGCTGTGACGTGCGCCGCTCCAATCGTGACCCACGATCCCAAGAGCGTGGATCCGATTCCCTGGAGATAGATGTAGCGGATACCATCGCTCCCGCTGGCTTCCATGCCGAGCGAATTGAGCGCGGTCGTATCCACTTGCCCGGGTGCACCGCCGACCGGCTGCGGGTCAACAAAATACAGTGCCATGTCTTCCCCTTCCCTTTACGTGAAGAGCACGCCACCGCGCGAGCGATTGCGCGTGGCGAGCTGCAGGACTGAGAAAACTTTTTGGTTGACCATCGCCGCCGAGGAGAAATCCATCGGCGCCCGACGCTTCCGCCATGCGGTTTTCGCGACGAAGAGCGCCGTATCGTTGGTGTTGAACATCCACGCCGAGTCCTGCGCGGTCGTGATCACCGAGCTATAGATGTAGCTCGCATTGATCAGCTTCACCTGGCCGAATCCAGACGTCGCTGACGCGGCGTTCATAAACCGCTGCTGCGGAGTGAGTGCCGCGATGAATGCCCCATACAGCGTCGAGTTCGCGATGACCACGTTCGGCTGCCGGCCGCTTGAGCCCTTCGCGCACGAGAAGTACAGGGTGTTGTAGTCCGCCAAGAGTGTCGCGCCCGTATCGGTGCCCCAGTCCTTGAACTGGTTCTTCCACCACGTTTCGGTTGACGCCACGATGCCCTGGACCGTGCCGAGGCCATCTTCCGAGAACAGATCGACAAACGTTGCGAAACCGTCTGTGCCGCCAGTGGCCGCGAACATGCCCGCTTCGATCATGAAATCGTGCGTCGTGATCGTGTTATCCACGAGCGCCGCGATCAGATCGATTTTCTTGTCCCCGTCGTTTAGGGCTTCGTCGGTGAAGCTCCAGTTGGTGGGTACCACCAGCGTCGCCCAACTCGGACCCGTCGCCGTGAGGACGTCCGTCTTCGAGGTGGCGGTTGCCGTGGTGTCGGTTGCGAGGAAATCACCGCCCGAGTTCTGGCGATAATCCAAGGTCATCTGAAGTGTCGCGCCAGGCGTGACACGCTTGACGCCGCCGATTTCTTCGAGGAAGTTCAGGGCGGAGGTATCGGACCACTGGTCCGCCGCCTTGTTGCGCTCGTTGACCACCGCATCGTAGGTGGAGGCCACGAGTTGTGTGAAGGGAACTGCCATTCGGAGTGTCCTCTCAGAGAAACAGGTTGTCCGCGTCCTCGGTAAGGCCCGAGTCAGCCGAAAAACCCTGCTCTGAGGGGGCAGGCCCCGGACATCAGCCTAAAGAGTCGCGACGTTGAGCCAGTCGCCGGCTCGTCGAATCATAAGCGCTGCTTATAGGACTGTCAAGTGCCCTACTCTTCGTTCGGCGGGGTCGCCGTTGACCCGAGTGTCGTCAGTGCCTCGATTACGGCATCGGGGAGCGAAGCCGTCGTCACGAGGCTGCGCCTGATCGTGTCCACATGCAACTCAAGCCGCTCCAGGCGCGCCTTCATGGCTCTGAGATTGCGCAGTGTGAGGTCGGTCGGCCGTCGTGTGTGCGGCGCCTTCGGCATGATATCTGTCTCCTTCTCGCCCGCGGTCTACCGCTTGGCCTCCAACTGGGTAATGACCGACCGCGCAATCTCTGCCGTCGACATTGGGCGGCTAGATTTCGGACTGTCCACGCTCTGCCGCGCGAGCGTGGGGCTCTTCGGCGCGTCGTTCAGTTCCTTCAGCACAGCTTCCCTGACCGTGTTGTGGTCGGTCGAGAGGCGTTCCGTGCGTACTTCCAAGTACGCTTCCCGCAAGGTCATCGATGGGCGCCGTCCAGCGGCTTTGGCGGCCGCCGTGTCCTGCTTGAGTCGATCGAGTACGGCTTGCTGGAAAGCGGTGAGTGTGCCATCCGCCGGCAGTTGGCCGAAGTCCGGCCACGCCTGCGCCTCCTGCATGTGGCTCTGCGTGCGTTGGACAATGGCGTTCCGCTCGCGCTCGGCCTTCAGTTCCTTGTCGCGCTCCTCCCATGGCTTGAGCTTCGCGTCCATCTTGGATTCGAGTTGTTTCGTGATGGCCTGCGTCAGCCACGGGATGAGCTGTTTCTGAATGCCTTCCAGGCTGTAGGTCCTGGAGCCGTCCGGGAGCGGATAATCCGGTGCTGGCATCTCGGCATCTTGGGCCGGCGTCTGGGCTTGCGGCGTCGCGGCTTGGTGCGGCTCGAGAAACGCACGGTAGCGCGGATTGACTTCGGCGAGCTTGGCGATCAGCTCTTTCGGCTCGCCCATGATGTCCTGATACATCTCATTCAGGTTGCCTTGGAGCTCGGTTGCGCGCTGCTCGAGCGTCGTTTTCTCGCCCGTCCACTTCTCCAGCCCGCGCTTCAGGCCAGAGCCGATCATCTGGAGCACTTTTGAACGCGGAATGTAATGCTCGCGGCCGTCAGGTTTGAAGGCTTGCTTGAAGCCGAACTCGACCAGGAGCTTTTCTTCCTCGGAGAGGTCTTTCGGCGGTTCTTGGGTTGTGCGTACTGGCTCAACAACGCCGGGCGCCTCCGACGTCGCTGTGACGCCTGCCGCCGTCTCGCCGCTATCTTCACTGGGCGTCCGCTCGGCCGCCTCGATGACCTGCGAGGCGATCTCGGCTGTGCTGGTAGGCGGAGCGGATTCGGTGGCCGTTGTCGTCTGTGCGATCTCGCTCATCTTAGGCTTTCCTCCCCACACGGCGTTGTCCGCGCCCTTCCTCGATCCAATCCATCCACGCCGGCCGCTTGACCTCAGATTCCGCCCGCGTCGAACTCAAGACCCCACTGGAAATCGCAAAATACGCCAGCGCCACGACCCAATGGTCAAACTTATGGTCCGCCATCTTGCGGGGGTTCTTTTCATCCCAGCGCATCTTGGGGAGGTATTTCGCCAGCATTGGGCATCCGGGCTCATACACCTGGAATCGTGGTACGCCAGGCTCCACCTCTTCCCCCAAAAGCCCGTGGATCGCGTCAGCGTACAGAACCCTATCGTTAATCGACGCTTCACACGGCACTCCATTCATCTCGAGCACATCCATCACCGTCACGGTATCTGACCCCGTCCGGACGTTAATCTGCGGGTCCACGTAGGTCATGGAGACCGGCAGCGATACCCATTCCCCAGAGGCGTCTTGGCGCGACGTGAGTTCCTTCGTCGTGTCGATCATCGTGGTCGCCAAATCTTTCGCAACCGTACGGAACCACGTGCCCTCGTGAAAGGCAATGATGCGCCGCCCGAGCACGGCGAACCACACCCCGACTGCCGGGTCTGGGAAATAGCCCATATCAAAGGCCCGGTAAATCTGAATCCACGGCACGCGCAAGAGCGGCACGCCCCCGACCGACGGCAACTCTTGGATATAGTGGTAGGGCTTCCCGTCCTTTGTCTTCTGCACCTCGAAGAGACTGCGCGAGTCCATCCGCACCCCGTCCAGCCACGCCTTCCGGTAGTGCGCCGGCAGCCCAGCAAACTGCTTCCGATATTCCGCCTCATCCAGAGACGGGTTGTCCTCTCGCCGAATCTCCATCGCCAGAAAATCCGCCGGGTCGTATTCCGGATCCGTCTCCCGATCCACCGTCTGATCAATA